ACTATGGGTCAACTGGATGGTCGCAAGATTATCTTAGCGCACAAAACGCGGCTAAGTTTGAACAAAAAATAGCCGACATTATGTTTACGATATATGCCGACCAATGCGTGCATGGCAAGTTTTTTGCGGAACACTACAAGTCGCCCACCGCAGACAAGGTAAAGGGTTTCCTAAGACGAAAGCTTAAATCTGGTGACTGGTATTTAGACGCTCAAGATGCAGTTAATTACGGATTTGCCGATAATGTGTTTGGCGATAAAAAATATAGGACGATAGACAGCCTCAAATGAGTAAAATAAAAACAAGAGAAATAGACGAAGCTTGGCTTGGTCTGAGTGATCTAGAATCAACAAAAATAATAAACCCAGCCGACATGTTGAGAGCAAGCGATGAGGAGTATCACCTTAAGCTTTCTTGGTTAATGACGCAGCCTGAGTATTTTTCTTTTCTTTGTAAGCACATATTAAATGTGCAGCTACTTCCCTCCCAAGCTTTAATGCTTCAAGAGATGTGGGATAGGAAGTTTCCCATGCTCATAGCCAGTCGTGGCTTTGGCAAATCATACATGCTATCTTTATATGCGATTATGAGAGCACTACTGCTACCTAAAAGGAAGGTTGTGATAGTCGGCGCTGCTTTCCGTCAGTCAAAGGTTTTGTTTGAGTACATGGAAACCATCTGGAGAAACGCTCCCATCTTAAGAGATATATGCACGCCGAACAGTGGCCCGCGTAGGGATGTGGATAGGTGTGTACTAAGACTTAATGAAAGCACTGTTACTTGTCTCCCGCTTGGTGACGGTCAGAAAATTCGTGGCCAACGTGCTAATGATATCATCAGTGACGAGTTCGCTTCTATCCCTAGAGATATATTCGAGACCGTTGTTGCTGGTTTTGCCGCTGTTACGGCAGACCCCATTGATAATGTTAAAAGAATGGCGGCCAAAAAGAAGGCCGAGGAACTTGGTGTTAAAATCGAGGAAGAGGCGGAATATATATCAGAAAACAAAGATAACCAAATTATACTATCGGGTACGGCCTATTACGACTTTAATCATTTTGCTGACTACTGGAAGAAATGGAAATCTATAATTAAAAGCAAAGGGGTTCCTTCTAAACTTAGAGATGTGTTTGGTGGTGAAGACCCACCAGCGGATTTTGATTGGACTCAGTACTCGATAATAAGAATACCCTATGAGTTGCTTCCTCCGGGTTTTATGGATGCTGCTCAGGTTGCTAGGTCTAAAGCAACAGTGCACACCGGCATTTATCAGATGGAATTTGGCGCGTGTTTCACAAGAGACTCTCAGGGCTTCTTTAAGAGATCGCTTATAGAATCATGCGTCGTTAGTAAAGACAATACCATAAAAGACAGCCAAGGGAACGAAATAAGCTTTGAAGCTACTTTGATGGGGGATCATAATAAAAAATATATATTTGGAGTTGACCCCGCCTCGGAAGTTGATAATTTCAGCATAGTCGTTTTAGAAGTCAACCCAGACCACAGAAGGATTGTGCATTGCTGGACTACCACTAGGTCGGAGCATAGAGAAAAGGTCAAGAAGGGATATTCAACAGAAACCGATTTCTACGCATATTGTGCTAGAAAAATAAGAGACCTTATGAGACTCTTCCCCTGCATACACATAGCTATGGATGCTCAGGGTGGTGGTATTGCTGTCATGGAGTCTTTACATGATGCAGACAAAATCAAGGAGGGGGAGATAGCTATCTGGCCTGTTATAGACGAAGACAAGCCAGCAGATACAGATGATGAAAGAGGTTTGCATATACTTGAAATGTGCCAGTTTGCCAAGTACGATTGGCTAGCTGAAGCAAATCATGGACTCAGAAAAGACTTTGAAGACAAGGCTCTCATATTTCCCTTCTTTGATTCTGTTAGCTTAGGGCTTTCACATTCCGAAGACTTGTTAAAAAACAGGATGTTTGACACGCTGGAAGAGTGCGTTATGGATATTGAAGAACTTAAAGATGAACTTTCAATGATTCAGATGACACAGACCCCTAGCGGAAGAGACAAGTGGGATACGCCAGAGATCATTGTTGGCGCTGGCAAAAAAAGCAAGATGAGAAAAGATAGGTATTCTGCTTTAATAATGGCTAACATGGCGGCCAGAATATTACAACGATTGCCGTTACCCCAAGAATACAATTTCTATGGAGGGTTTGCTGGGCAAGGATCTTATAAGTTAGAGAAAAATAACGACCCCTTCTCCGGCCCCAACTGGTTTACAGACGGGGTGAAAGATATTTACTAGATTGTGTATAATACTGTAACCATTCCAATTACATTCCAATTGTTTACTTGAGAGATAAAAAATGAACGAAGACAATTTAAATCAGCAGTACATCACTTGGCACGACGACTTGACCAAAAGCGAGGCGATATCCCAATTCTCAGACAGCGTTAGTGAATATACTGGGTTGTCAAAAAGTACCGCATATCACTCAAGGGATTTCATAGGCCTAGAAGACAGACGCTCTGTTCGTCCCGGATTTAATAGTAGCGATTACTACGCATTTAGATCTCAAGAAAGAGTCCCTCACGAACAAAAGCGGATAATCAAAATGTGTATGGACGCATACGAAAAGGTTGGCATTATACGCAACGTCATAGATTTAATGGGAGATTTTGGGAGTCAAGGTATTAATCTTATTCACCAAAACAAGAGCGTTGAAAGATTCTACAGGCAGTGGTTCAGAAAAATAGACGGCAAGGAAAGGTCAGAAAGGTTTTTAAATACACTTTACAGGACTGGTAATGTTGTTATTTACCGCAGTAATGCAAACATGACCCCTGAGCTAACTAAATACATGAAGAGCTTAGGTAGTGATATAAAAGTGGATGTCCCATCTATAGACTCCAATGTAATACCTTGGAGGTATAACTTTTTCAACCCGACAACCGTAGACATGAAAGACGGAAATCTTTCCTTGTTCTTAGGTAGAAAAAATCTTACAATTAGCGCTAATACTTTTCATGATAGATTTAAAAATGGAGACATTCCCGCCCACGTCATGGATACTCTTCCAGCAAATATAAAGAGAAGTATTCAGCGCGGCGAAAAGGTTATCCCTCTTGATCCAGACAGGATAAGGGTTTTCCACTACAAAAAAGACGACTGGAAGCAGTGGGCAAACCCGATGATATATGCAATTCTAGACGACATCATCATGCTTGAGAAGATGAGGCTGGCAGACCTTTCCGCTTTAGATGGCGCTATATCTAACATTAGATTATGGACTCTTGGTGATCTTGACCACAAGATACTTCCAAACAAAGCAGCGATCAACAAGCTAAGGGATATACTAGCTAGCAATGTTGGTGGTGGTACTATGGAGTTAGTCTGGGGGCCTGAGCTTTCCTACACAGAGTCCAACAGTCAGGTTTACAAGTTCTTAGGCTCTGAGAAATACCAAGCTGTCCTAAATAGTATATATGCTGGACTTGGTGTACCTCCAACTCTTACAGGTATCGCAGGGCAAAGTGGTGGTTTCACTAATAATTTTATATCTCTCAAAACTCTCGTTGAACGACTTCAGTATGGTAGGGAGTTGTTAATTAAGTTCTGGCAATCTGAAATAGAACTTGTTCGTAAGGCTATGGGTTTTAGGTATCCTGCCTATGTACAGTTTGATCAGATGAGCCTGTCTGATGAGACGGCTGAAAAGAACTTGCTTCTTCAGTTGGCTGACAGAGATATTATCAGTCATGAAACTATACTTGAAAGATTCCATGAGGTTCCAAACGTGGAGAAAATTAGACTACAGAGAGAGTTTAAAGACAGGGAAAAGGATAGTACACCAAACAAAGCTGGCCCATTCCACTCTGCTCAAACAGATCACGACTTGCAGAAAATTGCCTTGCAGCAGGGTGTGGTTACTCCAGAGGATGTTGGGGTTGATACTAGCCTTGACTCTAAAGAGTTAACAGAAAGAAGATTTCCAAAGCCGCAACCGGCAGGGCCTTCTGGTGGAGCACCTCCCAAAAAGGGCAAGCCGTCAAATCCAGATGGAGGTAGACCTAAGTTTTCAAATGATAAAGACCCTAGAAAAAAACGTGTTCAGAAGCCTAGATCCAAACCCGGACTGGCTGACATCATGCTTTGGTCTGAACAAGCATATCAAAAAGTATCTGAGCTTGTTAATAGTGCATTCCTCAGCATCAAGAGCAAGAAGAACCTGCGGCAGTTAACCAAGTCGGATATCGCAGACTTAGAACAACTTAAGCTAGACGTATTTACCAATCTGGATGTCATGTCAGAAGTTAGCGATAATACCATCTATGACAGATTATCCACAGGCTCTAGAACTCCAGATGATTTTCAAAACCTACTTGAGCTAAGGGAGGTTAGCACTCAAAAGCTAAACATTGACAGCTATAGGAAGCATGTTATTGGCACATACATAGAGTATTTGTACCCATAAAAATCAATAAACTGCAATATTTAAAACAAATTGTGTATATACTGTTAGAGGTAAAATCATGAGCAAAATAAAAGTTTTCAAGCAAGAAATAAACGACGGTCTTGGCGAACAAATTAGAAGCCAAGCATCAGTGGCTTACTGCTCTCCAGCCTCAGTGGTTGAGGCGCCAACTCTCCCTAAGGAAGATTCAGAAATAGGGAAGTTGATTGCGGCAAGCAACCCCGATCAAATCGACCTCTACTACCTAGAGTCGGTGCTGGTTTCAACTGGATGGAACAAAAATGATGACGTGTTTCAACCAGCAATAACATGGGCTGCTAGAAGTACGCCAGAAGACAAACAATTTAATTTTATGCACGACGAGAACGATATCATTGGGCATATCACCGGAAGCTATATAGTAAACGAAAATGGCGACAAAGTAGAAGCAGAAGACGGTGAGCACCCCCAAAGATTTGATATCATTACAGAGGCCGTGCTTTATAATAGCTGGACAAACCCCGAGAACCGGGAGAGGATGCAGCAAATTATTGCTGAGATAGAGGAAGGAAAGTGGTTTGTATCCATGGAGTGCCTTTTTGCAGGTTTTGATTATGCCCTAATAGACCCCGAGGGAAATTCAAAGCTGGTTCAAAGAAACGAAACATCTGCGTTTTTAACCAAGCATTTAAGGTCTTACGGGGGTACAGGCCAATACGAAGGATATAAGATAGGAAGATCTTTGCGAGACATTTCTTTTTCGGGAAAAGGACTCGTGTCCAACCCGGCTAACCCAAGAAGCGTCATACTTAATTCCAGCAAAGCCTTTCATGTACAAGACGATGACATAATTACCAAGTTTTCTATAGGAGACGTTCAAATGTCAGATAATTTAACTCTTTTAGAGAAGCAGGTGGCAGACCTTTCGGCTGACCTTGCTGCCGCTAGAGAAGAGAACAAGGCGATGAAGCAGAACATCGAAGAAGCAAAAGATAAAGAATTTGCAGCTACGGTTGAAGCTTTTGAAGCAGACAGCAATGAAAAGGCTGAGGCAATCGCTGGACTCGAAGAAACCATTCAGGCCCACTTGGCCACAATTACAGAGCTTGAGGAATCATTAGCCGCTAAAGAAGATGAGCTGGCTAAAGCTAATCAAGCCCTCGAAGATGTTAAGCAGAGAGAGAAGCAGCAGAAAAGACTTGCTAGTCTAGTGAATGCTGGCTTTGATGAAGCTGAAGCTGAGGAATCCCTTTCTCTTTATGATGCTATTGACGACGAAGCGTTTGACGCAATCGTTGCCAAATGGTATGATAAGAAAAAGAAAAAGGACGAAAAAGACGAAAAAGAAGCAGAAGCTAGCGAAGCTACCGAAGTTGAAGAAACTGAAGAAGCAGAAGCTGAAGTAGAAACTTCTGAGGAAATCTTTGACGAAGTGGAGTCCACTGAGGCTACACTAGTTGAAGCTGTTCAAGAAGAAGACGAATTGCAGTCCACACGAGCTAGTTTAGCAGAGTGGTTGTCTGAAAACGTTTTAAAGACAAGCAAGTAACCATAAACAGGAGATTTAAAAATGGCTCTAAAAGCAGATAGATATGAACTCCAAACTGATATCAGCTTCTTTTACGACGCTGGAAC